AAAGGTAAGGGTTCAGACGACGGAAGATTTATTGGAACTAACGTGCTCAATGAAGCCTTCCTCGAAAGATTCCCAGTTACCTTCGAGCAATCCTATCCAAAACCCTCAGTCGAGAACAAGATCTTAGGCAAGATTGCTCTTGGTCTTGGTGTTAAAGATACTGAGTTCTGTAAGAGACTTGTTGATTGGGGTGACATTATCCGTAAAACATTCTATGATGGTGGTATCGAAGAGATCATCAGCACAAGACGTTTAGTTCACATAGTTCGTGCTTACTCTATCTTTAATGATAAGATGAAAGCAATTCAAGTTTGTGTAAACAGATTTGATGATGAAACAAAACAAGCATTCCTTGAGTTATACGACAAAGTGGATGCTGATGTTGATATTGACAAATTAGAAGACAAGATGTATGATTAATGCATGGGCACTAGCTGCCGAAGTATTGTATGGGGATATGGATACAACATATCCCATTATCAATTCAAGTGAAATGAAACTAAGAGACAAAACTATGAAACTGTCTGAAAAGACTCTTACATTATTAAAGAATTTTTCTAACATAAATCAATCAATTCTTTTTAAACAAGGTAGTTCATTGAGAACTATGTCTGTCATGAAAAACATTCTTGCGGAAGCAACAATTGATGAAGACTTACCTGCAGATTTTGGTATCTATGATCTAGGTCAATTTTTAAATGGTCTTGCATTGCATACTAGACCAGAACTTGATTTCCAGAATGAAGGATTTGTATACATCAAAGAAGGTAGCATGAGATCTAAGTATTTCTTTGCTGATCCTAAAGTTATTGTGACTCCACCAGAGAAACCAATTGAACTACCTAGTGAAGATGTTAATTTTACTTTAAGCACAGACCAGTTAGATAAGTTACTCAAAGCAGCAGGAATTTATCAACTTCCTGACCTAGCAGTTGTTGGAAGGAATGGTGTTGTAAAAATCTTAGTCAGAGATAAGAAGAACGATACCTCAAATGATTTTGCTATCACTGTTGGAAAAACAGAAAGAACATTCTCATTTAATTTCAAGGTAGAAAATATTAAAATTCTACCAGGTACATATGATGTCGTTGTATCTAAGAAACTTCTATCACGTTTCACTTCTCAAAATTATAATCTGAAATACTACATAGCATTAGAACCAGATTCAACATTTGAGTAATGTATAACCTCACAGAGGAAGAATGGGAGTGTGTAAGGGTATGTGTAAACAATGCACCCATACCCTATGACATTAGAAAGAAAAAGATACCTGCTGATATCTTAGAAAAGATAGGAAAACCCATTGAACATCGAGAAGGAGGTATACCTAAAGTAAAATACGATTTAACACCTTACGGAATATCTGAAAATGAATAACATAGGATTAGAAATTACTTTTTGGGTCATACTTTCTCTTTATATTCTTACTCAACTGGGTGTGTTTAAAAAGAGAAAGAAAAGTGGGAGAAAGAAAAAATGAAGTATAGGCTCTATGATGAAAATCATAATCACAAAGGAACTTATGATTCTATTGAATCACTAAGAAATTATCTTTGTGAAAGAAAATATGATAATGATGATAGAACCTATATGTCTGATACATTTGATTATATTAAATCAATTAACTGGCACTTTGAAATTTTAGAATGAAACTAACACAAGAAATCATCGATAAAATTCAAGAAGCAATGCTACACACCAAAAAGGATGGTAGTATTAATTGGCAGGATAGCGATGAAATAGAAGTTCAACTTGCAGGAACATTTGCTGCAGATAGATTTATTGTAATTAAAAATAAAACTAAAAATCCTGTTGTAAGTGCTGCACCACATCCTCACTTTGATTATGAGAAGGGTGTCTTTACTAAAGATGGTAGAGAAGAGTATATGAAAGAACAAAAGGAGAAGAAGTGAAACACGTTCTATTTGATTTAAAAGAATGTCTTATATCTTCTTCACTAGATGATGAGGAATATGTTAAAGAGACCTTGATAGAAGCAGCAAAGGTTGCTAAACTAGAGTTGCTAAAGGTTGATACACATAAGTTTCAACCTCATGGTGTTACTGGTTATGCTTTACTTGCAGAAAGTCATATTAGCATACACACATGGCCTGAAGATGATGTTGCAAGATGTGACTTATTTTCATGCAATCCAAACACAGATTACAAGTCTGTGATACAATATATGCAGACCCGTTTCCACTCAATGGAGGTTAAGAAATGGGGATGTGATAGATCTAATTGGTTATGAAAGAATTTGATTATGAACTCGATTACAAAACCCTTGATTTTACAGTTGAAGAAAATCGCAAACTTTATCGTATTGGAAGGGGAGAACAAGGAGTGTTATTGGTACGGCCTTACACTAACGATATATGCCGTCATTGGAGATTTGTAAATGAATCTGTTGCTCGCAAATCTGCTGATAAGATCTACTCCATGTTTTGTGACTATAAGGAGCAACGGGATTTTATTGGAATGGATATGGCGAGGAAGTTTCTTGAGATGGGATTTACTCGCTCCCGTAGGTATGCAAATCATCCTAGTGGAAAGAAATACGCTAGAGATGGTTCCGTATCACCGCAGTCGCCAACCGCACTACACTGTGAAAAGTCGCGTTCTGCAAATGTTTTCAAAAGAATAAGAGATAAAGCAGCATATGACGAAAAGTATGTTATAATGAGAAAAGAATGGAGGGCATCTGAATGAACATTTTTGTAACTGATCCTGATCCTGCTAAGTCTGCACAATCATTACCTGACAAACATATTGTCAAAATGCCACTTGAGTCTTGTCAAATGCTTGCGATTGTTGCATCTACAAAATGGGGTCATGGTTTTGGTAAATTACCCAAGTTAGATGGATCACCCTACCTTACAGACAAAGGTGCGTTCAGAGGTCATCCTTGCACCATCTGGGCACAAGAAAATTATAGATGGTTGATATCACACGGTCTTGCACTATGCTATGAATATACGCATAGGTATGGTAAAATACATAGTTGTCAGCATACACTAGAACATGCTGATAAAATCTTTCCACAATCACATGGAGAGGTTACACCTTTCGCACGAGCTATGCCAGATGAGTTTAAATATGACACAAGCATTGACACTATTACTGCTTACAAGCGTTATATCGCATCCAAACCTTGGGCTTCATCTAATTATCTTCGTGACCCATCCCGCAAACCGAATTGGTTATGAATAAACAAATGATAGAAGATATCCTACAATGGGAAAAGGAATATCTTACCATGAATAAAAAACTTACTGACAGAGAGAAAGAACTTCTCAGGGGAGATGCTATCAAAACACATGAGGGCATGATCTTTGGTAGGATGTATGCAGATTGGAAAATTCAAAAAGGATATGATTTATGATTACAGCATTTTTTACAGGAGTGGTAGTTGCTATACCAACATCACTCGTTGCAATGAAATTATTAAACAGTTCACTCTTTATTTCAAATAGTGAGTTGTTAGATATAAATCAAAAGATATCTGTTCTCATACATCATATGGATGATTATGCTGAAGAGAGAAAAGCATGGATGAAAAAGTATGAGATAGAGGTAGAATGAAAGTAGATAGACATCATGATCCCATTCAAGTGTTGGAACAAGAACTTCTAGATGAACTAGAAGGTATTACAAAACAATTGGGTGGTAATATGACTAGATTGACTAGAGCAGATTCTACTGGTAGAATGAGCAAGGTCATAGAAATTGAATACGACATTACTAATTAATGAGTGACTTTATATGGGTTGAGAAATACAGACCCCAAACAATTGATGAGTGTATACTCCCCGATCATATCAAGAAAACATTTCAAGATTTTGTAGATCGAGGTGAGATACCAAACATGTTGCTATCAGGCCCACCTGGTATTGGAAAGACTACGGTGGCAAAAGCATTATGTAAAGAACTAGGAGTTGATTACTATGTCATTAATGGATCGGATGAAGGCAGGTTTCTCGACACTGTTCGGAACAACGCAAAGAACTTCGCATCTACAGTCTCTCTTACGAGCGACAAAAAACATAAAGTCATCATCATTGACGAAGCAGACAATACCACTGCCGACGTACAACTCCTTCTCAGAGCGTCTATTGAGGAGTTCTCAAGCAACTGTAGATTCATCTTCACTTGCAACTATAAGAACAAAATTATTGACCCGTTACATTCACGCTGCAGTGTTGTTGAGTTTTCTATTAAGGGTAAAGAAAAAGTAAAGATAGCAGGATTATTTTTTAAAAGATTACAACAAGTTTTAGACTTAGAAAAAATACCATATGATCCTCCAGTTTTAGCAGAGATTATTAATAAACATTTTCCTGATTGGAGAAGAGTTCTTAATGAATGTCAAAGATATTCTGTGAGTGGTAAGATTGATTCTGGTATCCTTGCAACTTTCTCTGACGTATCTGTAAATGATTTGATCAGGAATCTTAAAGATAAAAACTTTCCAGAGGTTCGTAAGTGGGTGGTTGATAACTTAGATAATGATAGTGATGTGTTACTTCGTAAAGTTTATGATTCCTTATATGATTCTCTTGAAAAACCTAGTATACCTGCTGCTGTTTTAATTATTGCGAAATATCAATTCCAAATAGCATTTGTAGCCGATCAGGAGATAAATCTATTAGCAGCACTAACTGAGATTATGGTGGAATGCCAATTTATATGAATATATTTGGATTTATTGGCATTTTTCTGCTATTATCAGGCCTAGGTTCTGGAGTTATGGTTGCTCTTATTCTTATGGAGAATTTTAAATGATTTTTTCTGCTTGCCCACCAATATATACCTTACCTGGCACATGGAGTGATCCCGATAAAATAGCAAAGTGTAATGAAACACTCATACCACACTTTACTTTTAATCCAGATTACACCTTTGGTATATCTATAGCAGTGGTTACTATACTTTTAGCAGGGTATGGTATATACAAAGGATTCTTTGCTAACAAAGATCTATTAGATCCATGGGAGGATCATGATGACTAACAAACTTATGAGTAAACGTGAAAAGATTAGAGCACAAATGAAATCCAGATGGTATTATTCTTTCTGGGGTGCAGCGACTATAGCAGTTGTAGCAGGTCAAGTCTATGTTGGATCTGGATATCGTGCTATGGCAAGATCTCTAGACAAATGGCTTGATACAGCAGTTGAAGCATTGATTGAAAACGCTAGACCTAAAGGCAGATATTCACCAATAGTTCCACCTCCAACAGGAGACTGGAGACAAGATTATGGTGATGGAGTCGTATATCTAGAGGATCTTGATCCTGATGACTATATCATTTGGAAAGAAATAGATGCTGATAAGTGAAGAAGATGCTACATGGGCTGCCGATGAATTTATTAATTACTTTGGCAACTTTACTTCTATAGAAGATTATCTTCGTTTTGTTAAAAGGGAACTTGTTCCCAAAACAAATCCTCTGATGTCTCATGAGGATGAGTTTTTTAATGAAGATATATCACCAGAGGAAATGGATTTTGAAGTGAGATTTGTTGGAGATCGTTTTCCAAATTCATTACCTCAAGATCACTATAAGAATTTACTAGCAGCAGTTTCATCACATAATAATGAAAGCAATATACCTGGTAGAGAATTACGTTGGATGGTATATGAAAAGAGAACACAAAAGATTGTAGGATTCATACGTTTTGGATCTCCTACTATCAACTCAAAGCCAAGAAACTTATGGTTGGGTCAACCTGCAAATCTCTCTTTATTGAATCGTCATACAGCGATGGGATTTGTGATTGTTCCATCACAACCTTTTGGTTATAATTTTCTTGGTGGTAAGTTACTTGCACTTCTTTGTGTATCACACTTTGCAAGAGAGACACTGAATAAAGTATTTGAAAAAGATATTGCATTATTTGAAACTACATCTCTATATGGTTCTACTACATCAGCATCACAGTATGATGGATTAAAACCATTCTTTAGATACAAAGGATTAACAGAAAGTAAGTTTCTACCTTTACTACATGATAGAGTTTTTCATAAACTACATGATCATTTTACTTTGCTTAATAACAATACACCTTTGACAGATAACAAGGCATCTTCTAAAAAGATGAAGAGACAATCTAAAATGATCGCAAGTATTAAGAAGTCATTGAAAGATCAAGATAAACTACAACATTTTAATTCTGTAATTGAAATGGCATTTGGTCTTACACAAAAGAAAAGATTTTATATATCTGATTATGGTTATGGTAATGTTCGTGAAGTTATTCGTGGTGATCAAGATAAATTAGTTCGTGGCCAAAATTGGGATAAATTTTATTTGGATAACATCATCTCTTGGTGGAAGCGAAAAGCAACCAAGAGATATGAAACTCTGAAAAGAGATGGTAGATTCAGAGATAAAGTCGAACTCTGGTCTCAAGATGACAACATTCAAATTATACGATGAATCAAATTTCACCAAAACACTATCAAAGAGGCAAGATACAAGTATGGGATTTCATTGCTGATCAAGAGCTAGACTTTTTCTCAGGTAATGTGATAAAATATGTGTGTCGTGCAGGTCATAAAGAAGATGAGTTGACCGATTTAAAGAAGGCAAAAGCCTACATTGATAAGCGAATCGAATTACTTTCATGAAGAAAATCTGGAGAATCTGGGCAAAGGCATTAGGAGACAAATCTGGGAAGAATGATAAAGAAGCAGACTTCGTTGCCATGATCAGAACCTTCATATTTTTACAACTAATAATTACAAACTGTTTTATTGTAGGTGGTAACATTAGACATTGGAATGATCACCACATACCTCCCTCATATATGAATGATGCTAGAGAATCCTCGTAATAAAGAATTTGATGTTTATGTTCTGGATCAAGTTTTTCCAGAGGATGAACATAGTGAATTTTTGAAGTTAATTAGAGAACTAAATGGTGATTGGAAAAAAAGAATTGATGATCTTGATGTTTTCTGGTTTGCTTGGGATGAGGAACATAGAGGTAGAAAATATTTAATGCATCTATTAGATATTGCAAAAAATTATTTTGATCTATCATCTGCAATAGGATATGAAACTTGGATTCGTATGAGCACCAGACCTCGTGATTGGCATCGTGATCATGATGATAGACTAGAGATGACCACAGGTGAATTAAAGTATCCGATATGCACTACATGTTATTACCCTTATGTTGCGGATAATGTAAAAGATGGTAGACTATGTTTTGAGAATGGAACTATTGTTTTACCAAAGACAAATCGAATGGTATTTTTTGGCCCAGATGTTTATCATAATGTTGAACCATTCACTGGTGAGAGGATCTCTATACTCCTTAATCCTTGGAATGAAGCATTATGTCAAACTCCTTGTCATGACCCTTGGAGGAGGTATATGGTATGACTGAACTCAAAGATTGGTTGAACTCTATCAACTTTACAAAGCAGAATCTGATAGAAGAAAACCCTGATGCTATCAGTAAATATCCTCCATACATAGTCAACCGTTGTCTCTCTGGCCATCTTGATTGTATTATGTTTGCCAATGAGATGAATAAGTTTCCTAACTTAGATAAAGACCTCCAATATTCATTTTATCTAAATACACTTAGGAAAAAGAGAAGATTTTCTCCCTGGCTCCGTAAGGATAAAGTCACGGATCTTGAAATCGTCAAACAATACTATGGCTATAGTAACGAAAAAGCATCTAATGCTTTGAAGATATTAACCCCTGAACAAATTAATTTTATTAAACAACGACTTGACATTGGAGGAAGAAAATGACTATGACGGTTGAACCTACTGTAGATTGGTCTCAAGATCAGATGCTAGAGGTGGTCTTAAATGAACCAGATGATTTTTTAAAGGTAAGAGAAACTCTCACAAGAATTGGAGTAGCATCCAGAAAAGAAAAGAAGTTATATCAAAGTTGCCACATATTACATAAACAAGGTAAGTATTTTATTGTGCACTTCAAGGAGTTGTTTGCACTTGATGGAAAACATGCTAACCTTACTATAAACGATGTTCAACGTAGAAATCGTATCACTCGTCTTTTAGCAGACTGGGGATTGATTACTATTGTTCAAGAGGGATCAGTGACTGACATTGCACCATTGAATCAAATCAAAGTGCTTTCCTATAAGGATAAAGGAGACTGGATTCTAGAACAAAAGTATAACATCGGAAAGAAAAACAAAACTACAGAATCTGAGTAAGTGAAAAAATTTATCTTTGATGTTGACGGCACTCTAACAGATAGTCGTCAACAAATTGATTTGTCATTTGAGGCATACATGATTAAATTCTGTTGCAAGTATGACGTATATCTTATTACTGGTAGTGATAGAGCAAAGACAATAGAGCAGGTAGGCCTTGATATCTACAATCGATCTCAGAGAGTATACAATTGCTCTGGTTCAGATGTATATGTCAAAGATAAAAATGTTTATAGATCACAATGGAAACCAACAAGAGGTTTAATTAATTTTCTTAGTGATGAATTAGACTACAGCACGTTCCCACATAAGACAGGTAATCATATTGAGCACAGACCTGGTGGAATAAACTTTAGTATTCTTGGAAGAGGTGATGATAGTATGAAACATAGAAAGGAGTATGTGAAGTGGGATATCAATACTACTGAAAGAATATTAATGTCAGATAGAATTAAAAGTGAGTTTCCTGATTTGAATATTCAGATAGGTGGTGAAACTGGCCTTGATATATCTGATAGTGATAAGAGTCAAATGCTTGTAGATTTTAATCTAGAAGATGAGATACATTTCTTTGGAGACATGATGTTGGAAGGTCAAAATGATTATCCTTTAGCGAAAGCACTAAAAGACATGGGCGGTTATCCGCATCATGTAAAAAACTGGGAGGATACCCGAACACGACTTTCTGAGTTTATGGTATAATTAGTAGTGTGATGCCGAAAGGGTCACACAATTTACACTCGCTTTTAAAGGAGAAACTTATGTCTATTCAAAGATATCGTGCAAACGATCTTGCAGAACTATTTGACAAGATCACAAAAAATAGCATAGGGCTAGATCAGTATATCGATCAGTTCTGGCAAACAACAGCACAAACTTATCCACCATATAATATTGTGCAACACAGCAATCATGAATCAAGTTTAGAGATTGCACTAGCAGGATTTAACAAGAAAGAAGTTAAAGTTTATACCGAACACGGCAAACTAGTTGTGGAAGGTAAGAAGGAAGAGAAGAAAGAAACTGAGTATGTTCATCGTGGCATGGCTCAAAGATCATTCAACAGAGAATGGCAACTTACTGAAGATGTAGAAATCACAAAAGTTACATTTGAAGATGGTCTTCTTACTGTAGATCTAGGAAAAATAGTTCCAGAGCATCATGCTCGTAAAGACTACCTATAAATACAATTAGTTCGAGATGGATCAGCACCCTTTGACAGGGTGCTTTTTCTTTGCTATACTAATAGGAGGTATGATTATATTATGACAATCAAAGTCTTGGTTTTAAAATCTGGAGAAGACGTTATCGCTGATATTCAAGAGATGATGTCATCAGAAAATCAAGTGATGGGTTATTTTCTTACTAAACCATGTGTTGTAAAACTACAGGCAAAGGAGACAAATAATGATGTCTCTGTTAGAATGCACCCATGGATGCCCTTTGCACGAGAGAAAATGATTCCTCTCAGCACAGACTGGGTTGTTACTATGGTAACACCTGTAGAATCAATTCAAGAAATGTATCAAAAACAAGTATTAGACGATGGAAAAGAAACCGATCAAACTACTGATTCTGATGAACAATCTGAGACTAGTAACACAGATTGAAGAAGTTGCTCCTGTTGACATAGGAGATCCTAATTGTAAAATGATAGAACCATATCTTATTGGTGAACAAGATACTTTATCACCATGGTTAGTTGATTGCACAAATCAAAATGAATTTATGATATCATCGGATAAGATATTAACTATCCTAGATCCAAAACCAACTTTACTTGAGAAATACGAAAACCTTATTAAATGAAGTTCTACACTAACGTTCAAATGATCGGCAACCAGTTTCTGGTTCGTGGTGTTGAGAACGGAAGAAGATACACACAGAAAGATGAGTTCTTTCCAACATTATTTGTCAAGTCTAAAAAGAATACTAAATATAAAACGTTAAGCGGGGAGTATGTCGGTGCAATTAAACCTGGAACAGTTAAAGACTGTAGAGAGTTCTATAAAAAATATGAAGATGTTGAAGGATTTGAAATATATGGAAATGACCGATATGTTTACCAATACATATCAGACAAATATCCAGAAGATGAAGTTAAGTTTGATATCAGTCAGATTAAACTTGTTACTTTGGATATTGAAACTACGTCTGAGCAAGGGTTCCCTGATGTTGAATCGTGCATCGAAGAGATTCTGGCAATCACAATCCAAGACTATACAACTAAGTCAATCATTACTTGGGGAGTTAAACCTTTTAACAACAAACAAGACAATGTTACTTACTACTGTTGTCACACTGAGGAAGAACTTCTTAGATCGTTTATAAATTATTGGATGGATGATGTTCCAGATGTGATGACTGGATGGAACATACAATTCTTTGATATACCTTATATCTGCAAGAGATTAGAGAGAGTTCTTGGTGAAAAAACAATGAAACGTATGTCACCTTGGGGTCTTGTCTCTGAAGGTGAAGTTCATATCATGGGAAGAAAACATACTACCTTTGATATTGGTGGTGTTACTCAACTTGATTACTTAGATCTATACAAGAAGTTTACATATAAGGCACAAGAATCATATCGATTGGATTATATTGCAAAGGTAGAACTTGGTCAACAGAAACTTGATCACTCAGAGTTTGACACCTTTAAAGATTTTTATACAAATGGATGGCAGAAGTTTATAGAATATAACATCATTGACGTTGAACTTGTTGATCGTCTAGAGAGTAAGATGAAGTTGATTGAACTCGCTCTTACCATGGCATATGAAGCTAAGGTTAATTACAACGATGTGTTTTATCAGGTAAGAATGTGGGATACTATTATCTACAATTACCTCAAGAAACGTAACATTGTAATTCCACCAAAGAATAGATCAAGTAAGAATGACAAGTATGCAGGTGCATATGTAAAAGAACCAATACCTGGTAAGTATGATTGGGTAGTTAATTTTGACCTTAACTCTCTATACCCTCATCTTATTATGCAATATAATATTTCTCCAGAGACACTTATTGAAAAGAAACACCCAACAGCAAATGTTGATAAGATACTTAATCAAGAGATAGATATTAGTAAAGACTATGCTACTTGTGCTAATGGTGCACAGTATCGTAAAGATGTTCGTGGGTTTTTACCAGAACTTATGGATAAGATGTATGGGGATCGTGTGATCTTCAAGAAGAAAATGATTGAGGCAAAGAAGCAGTATGAAAAAACTCCAACTATTGCACTTGAGAAAGAGATTGCCAGATGTAATAATATCCAGATGGCAAAAAAGATTTCCCTTAATAGTGCTTATGGTGCTATTGGTAATCAATATTTTCGCTATTACAAACTTGCCAACGCAGAAGCTATTACACTATCTGGTCAAGTTTCTATCCGTTGGATAGAAAACAAAATGAATGATTATCTAAACAAAATACTAAAAACGGAGGATAAAGATTATGTTATTGCTTCAGATACTGATTCCATCTACCTTAATCTGGGTGATTTGGTTGAGACTGTATACAAGGGGAGAGAGAAAACTACTGAAGGCATTGTGTCGTTCCTTAATCAGGTCTGTGAAGTGGAATTTGAAAAGTATATTGAAAGTTCTTATGAAACGTTGGCGAAGTATGTAAATGCTTATGATAATAAGATGGTAATGAAACGTGAGAATATTGCAGATCGTGGCATATGGACGGCAAAGAAAAGATATATCTTAAATGTATGGGATAGTGAAGGTGTTCGTTATGATGAACCTAAACTGAAGATGATGGGTATTGAGGCAGTTAAGTCATCAACTCCTGCACCATGTAGAGCAATGATTAAGGATGCATTAAAGATAATGATGAATGGAACAGAAGATGATGTTCAAAAGTTCATTGAAGATTCAAGAGTAAAGTTTAGAACATTACCTCCAGAGGAGATTGCATTTCCTCGAACAGCATCAGATGTTGTAAAGTATAGAGCATCATCCACAATCTATGCAAAAGGAACTCCTATACATATACGGGGTGCTTTGTTGTTTAATCACTATGTGAAGAAACAAAAGTTGGATCATAAATACTCACTCATCCAAAATGGTGAGAAGATCAAGTTCTGTTATCTTAAAAAACCAAATATTATTCATGAGAATATTATTTCGTTCATACAAGATTTTCCTACAGAATTAAATCTTGACAAGTATATAGATTATGATTTACAATTTGATAAAGCATTCTTAGAACCACTCAAAGCAATACTTGATGCTATTGATTGGAGTGTGGAAAAAACTGCAAACTTAGAATCGTTTTTTATCTAAATGGATTTACCTATCAACAACGAAGAACTTGGCACAATAGTTAAAGCACTAACTCTTGGTGGAGATACTGCGTTGTATCAAAAACTTAAATTAGTCAAAGAAACCATAGATGAGAATCCTGGTGGCCCATATAAAAAGATACTTCGCGAATCTCATGGTATGGTGATATAATGTTTTATAAAAAGGTGAGTCTTGTTACTGGTGGATTTGATCCAATTCATAGTGGCCATATATCATATTTTTCTAGAGCAAAGGATTTCTCTGATTTTTTAGTTGTAGGTCTTAACACTGAAGAATGGTTGACCAATAAGAAAGGTCAATATTTTCAATCATGGAAAGAGAGAGCAGAAATTATTAGTCATTTGACAATGGTAGATGCTGTCATTACTGTTCCTGATGATGATGAAGGATCTGCATGTGGTGCTATTGCTAAATGTTTAGAGATAGCAGATACAGTTATCTTTTGTAATGGTGGTGATAGAGGTAAATCTAATACACCAGAAATTATTAAATATGGTAACAACTCAAGAGTTCAGTTTGAATTTGGTATAGGTGGAGATGACAAAAAGAATAGTAGTTCTTGGATACTTAAAGGTTACTTTGACCGACAACGAAAATTATTAGGAATATGATCAAGTCATTTGGTCTATTGATTCTCAGATTATCAATAGGAACAATGCTAATACATCATGGATATGAAAAGTTAGCAGACATAGAAAACTTTGCAGATGCATTTGTAAGACCCATTGGATTACCATTTCCAATATTATCTTCTTACATAGCTGCCTATTCAGAGATCTATGGTAGTTGGTTATTGATAGTAGGATTGTTCACAAGACTAGGTGCACTTGCAATTATAGGAACTATAACAGTTGCGATCTATCATGCGATTGTTACAGCAGGTTTCAATATTTACCTATTAGAACTTCTTGTGCTATACTTTGGGGGAGCATTCTGTGTTCTCTGTTATGGTGGAGGAGACTTTGCTCTTGATAGATTTCTTAAACGGTTTAGAATTAAATTTCCTAGACCACATTTACCTTTTGAATAATGAATTGTTGGCACTGTGGCACTGAACTCATCTGGGGTGGGGATCATGATCTTGACGAATTTGAAGATATGGAGTATGATATATTAACTAACTTACACTGCCCTAAGTGTGAATCTTACGTTGAAGTATATCACAAGATACAAAAGTAATTATGGATTTTCTGAAAGAAATAGTAAAAGAAATAGGAAATGACTTCACCCAACTCGCATCCGATATTGACGAGACTGAAACTTATGTTGACACAGGTTCGTACATTTTTAACGGCCTTATATCAGGGTCTATATTTGGCGGGGTATCTAATAATAAAATTACCGCCATTGCTGGTGAGAGCTCTACTGGAAAGACTTTTTTCTCACTTGCAGTTGTCAAGAACTTCTTGGATTCTAATCCTAATGGGTATTGCTTATATTTTGATACTGAAGCCGCTGTCAATAAGTCTTTATTATCAAGTCGTGGAATTGACTTAGATCGTCTTGTAGTTGTCAATGTAGTAACGATTGAAGAGTTTAGAACTAAAGCACTTAAAGCAGTTGATATATATTTAAAGACCAACACAGAAGATCGCAAACCATGTATGTTTGTGCTAGACTCTTTAGGAATGCTTTCTACCGAGAAAGAGATTAGAGATGCACTAGACGACAAACAAGTTCGTGACATGACTAAATCACAATTAGTCAAGGGTGCATTTAGGATGCTCACATTGAAACTTGGTCAAGCAAACATTCCACTCATAGTCACAAATCATACATACGATGTCATTGGATCTTACATCCCTACTAAAGAAATGGGAGGCGGTAGCGGCCTCAAGTACGCAGCAAGCACGATCATTTATCTCAGCCGTAAAAAAGAGAAGGATGGTAAGGAAGTCATTGGAAACATTATCAAAGCAAAGACTCATAAATCGCGTTTAAGTAAAGAGAATAAAGAAGTTCAAGTTCGACTCTATTATGATGATAGAGGTCTTGATAGATATTATGGTCTTTTAGAACTTGGAGAGATAGGTGGCATATGGAAGAATGTTGCAGGTAGGTATGAAATCAATGGTAAGAAAGTATATGGTAAACAGATACTTGCTAATCCAGAGGAATACTTTACACCAGAAGTAATGCAAGCATTAGATGAGATAGCACAGAAAGAATTTAGTTATGGTTCATGAAGAATATAAAGATATTAAAAACAGGAATTAATGTATCTAAGATAAAAAAACAATTAGAAAAATATCCAGAGGATTGGGGATCACAACAGAAACTAAAGGATGTAAAATTAAAAGATCCTCACGAATATATTACATCGGTTGATGTTCTTCAACTGGTGATGGGTGGAATTACAACACCTGGTGAAGAAGTTGGTAATACTGAAATATGCACAAAGACTCCTGCATATAAAAAACACTCTGAAATACGGAAGTTTTTAAATAAAAATTATCCTAACTATCGTCGTTGTGGATTCCTTGCACTACCTGCAGGTGAAATAGTTGGAGCACATATAGATGAAGGAACTTACTATCTTGATAAAGATAGATATCATTTATCCATACAGGGTCAATACAAATATATTGTTGGAAATGAAGACATAATTGTTGACGCTGGAACACTACTATGGTTTAATAATAAGATGCCTCACGGTACCGTGAATCTTGGTAATGAAACTAGGATAACTTTTGTTTTTGATGTGCCTCATGGATAATGTAGAGTTATTAATTTTAAAAAATCTTCTTCACAATGAAGAGTATGTTCGTAAAGTAATTCCTTTTATCAAGGCAGATTACTTTGAAGATCTTACTCAGAAGATTGTGTTTGAGGAAATCTTTAGTTTTGTAGAGCAATATAATAAACCTGCTACAAAAGAAATACTATGCATCGAAGCAGAGAAAAGATCAGATATAAACGATTCATCATATAAAGATGTTACTAAACTAATATCAATCCTTGATGATGAACCATCAGAGTATGAATGGTTGGTTACAACTACAGAAAAGTGGTGTCGTGATCGTGCTATATATTTGGCACTGATGGAATCAATCCAATTAGCAGATGGAAAAGATGACACT